GAAGCCTCCCTCGTACGCCTTTCGCATCCACTGGGGCTTTTGATTCCACCGCAACTGCCACATATCCCGGTGGAGGAAGAACGAGGTGTAGTTGCGCGTAATGGCGACTGTCTCGAACTGAAGATTTCGCCAAGAGAGCCTGAGTTCGACCGTCCCGTAGTCGGTCTGGTAGCGTTCGACCACGCGACCCACGACGTTCACGTCGCCCTTGTTGTACACTACCCCACTCGCCCCCGTGGGCGTGCCACCGATGAGCGTGCTCGCAGGTGTAAAGAGCGGGAAGGCATTGAAGGCCCGCTTTGCCGCAGGGCCAAGGAAGGCCGTCAGGCCCCGGGAACCCTTCATCGTCTGGCCAATCGCCTGGAAGACATCGAGGAAGGTGTTCTCGGTGATCGAACCCGTGGCCACGGTCGAGATCTGCGCGGTCGGCGTGCGGAAGTCCGCAGGCACCGGGTACAGAGTCTGTGCCGCCACCTGGACCCACGAGTCCACCCCACGAGTCATGTAGCCGACCGTGCCGTTGTCCTCGATATGGTCGCCGTTCCCGAGGAAGGCGCTCTCGAAGTCGGTCGACAGCTCCCAAGTGCGCTTCTCGATGTCACGCGCCAGCTCGTCGTCCACGCCTGCAATGTCAGACACCTCCTGATGCAGCTTCGAGACCGCCGCCGCCTTCGTGAAGTATTGAATGAGCGAAATCAGCTTGCCACGCGAGTCACCAGCCGACAGGAACCCGGTGACCGGCGTCCCGTCGACGTGCGTGTTCACAACCGGGTCGGCGTACTTCTCGGCCTGATAGTCGTAGAGCACATTGACCGGCTTGTCCCCGGAAGGCAGCCAGTTCAAAAAGGGCGCGTCCTCCATCTCCACGTTGGTGATGAAATTGGCCCAGTCCTCTTGATTCCCGATGATGTCTGCGTATGCCAGCATTTTAGATTCTCGGTTGTCGGATCACTTCACCATCATGGCTCGCACTAGAGCCTGCCTGTCTTCCCGCGTGCTCCCGGGACGGAGAGCTTTCTCGCGCAGGTTCGTCAACTGATCGCTCGGTTTCGCCTCGTTCGACCTTACCGGAGGCATCTTGGGCGCCGCGGCTGGTGCCGCCTTCACGGGCGCTTTTGGCGTGATCGTTGGGATCGCCGCGAGGCGCTTCATCTCCCGCAAACCCAGGACTGCCGCCGCCGTGACCATGTGATGGTCAGGGAAGAGACCGATCTCCGGTCGAGCCGTTCGGAGCGCCTTCGCTTCTTTGGCGATCTCGCTCTCGTCGTTCGCCAGGTCGGGCACGAGTTCCAGGGCTCGCTTGCGTGAGGCTTCTTCGTGGTCCAACCACGTCAGCCTTCGAGGGGCGACCTCCAGCGTCTGCCTGGCCCGCTTCTTCAAGCTGAGTGCCAGCTCCCGCACGCCCTTGACTGTCCACCCATCACTGGGTGCCTTGACGCCCTCGCGTTCCAGTGAGGCTCCTGCCTCTTCCGCCCCCTCCGGGGTGAAGATCGTGTCCAGAAGCTCCTCTGCCTGATCGTAGACCGTCTTGGCCAGCTCCTGCTTCCTGAGAATCACCGTCCGGTCGGTCTCGTCGGCGAGGTCGTCGGCTGGCTTGGGTGGGTCGATCCTACGCTTGAGGTCTTCGACCTCCCGCTTGAGTGCGAGAGCCACCTCATCTCGCTTGACCTGCTCAGCCCGCGTCTGCTTGCGCTCCTCCTTGAGCTTGCGTATGCGAGCCCGCGCTCGCGTTAGCTCGTCGGGCGTCCGGCCCACTGGGGCCGGGGCCTCGTCGTCCTCTTCTTCGTCCCCCGCCTCTTCGGCAGGCGGTTCTTGAGAAAGAACATCGTCCTTCGGCTCCTCCTTTGGGGGTGATCCTTCTCCCTCGGGCTTTGCCTCCGGCTCCCTCGTCTTACGAAGCATCTCGCGAATGAGCGAGTGTCTGTCCTGTGTCACTGCTGGCGTGGTTTCCGGGCTTACCTCGCTGCCCTCCGCTGCTGTCGCAGTCGGCTTATCGGGTTCGTCCATGCGTTTACCGCCCACATGCGGGCAAGTGAGGGGAAGCACGAAACCCCCCTTGGATACAAGAGGGGTGAGGGGGGCAAGGGGCGAGAGCCCCAGAAAACCCTAAACTACTCGGGAGGCTCCGGGAGCTTGTGGGCCTGCTCCCACGCTGTATCGAGGTAGCCCTTGAAGTCCCGCAAGGCCGACTGACGCCCGTCAAGGAAGGCGCGGTCGTCACCAGAGTGACCGAGGCGCGAGGATTCTTCCTGGGCATCGAGGATCAGCTCGCTAGCGATCTCACGCACACCCTCAAGGAGGGGGTCGTCCTTTGCGAGGACAGCGAGGCGCGACTGGAACAGTGGGGTCATGCTGCCGCCTCCTGTGGGTCGACGCCGATCCGACCGATCTGCTTGTTCTTCTCCTGCGTCACGCTGAAGGAGAGGTTCTTCGCGTACACCTGCACGAGCTTTTGGAAGTGCCCAGGCTTCTGAAGCTGCTCCTGATACAGGGGGTTCGCCGCCACGATTTGCTGCGCAAATTGCAGCTTCGCTTGAGCCGTGGGGTCGTTCTCAACCATCTGTGGCGGGTTGCCCAGGAACATCTGGGCCATGTCGTCCTTGACCGAGTTGAAGAGGGCCTGCGAAGCCTCAGGCACAGGGACCAGTAGTTGCTTGGCCCACTTCGGGTTGACCGCGGTGACCATGATCTCAACCCACTTGGCCTTCTGGATGACGCCCTGCGTGTCCGCGGGCACGACAGCCTTGTTCATCATCTCGATCCTCTTGAGCACGAGTTCCTCGCTCAGCTCGCGGACGTCGAACGACAGCGAGGCTGTCAGGAGGCCGAATTTGTCCCGACGCTGCTCAAGCCACCCTTCTGGGGCGCCCGTTATGCGGGCGAACTCCGCGTCGGGCAGGTACTTTTGGGCCAGCGAGAGCACCTGCCGGAAGGCGCGCACCCACATGGTCAGGAACCTCTGAACCGTCCTCGCCGAGCGCGTCTGGCTTGCCTCCGGTGGCAGGTCGGCATGGTGCGTGCCGTAGTAGTGCGCACGCCGGTAACGCAACTGATCCCGCGCCTCCAGGGCGAGGGGAACCCCTCCCCCGGGGATCTCCATGAAGCGCGGTTCCTTGCCAAACCTGACGAGGTTCTGCGCGGCAGGGTGGAACTTGTACCTCAGTTGCTTGGGATCCTGATAGACGTTCGCCGGGGGTATGACACCCAGGGAGGTCCAGTCGATGACCGCATCCGACAGGGCCTTCTCCTCGTTCTGCCACGTATAGGAGACCTCCGGCACGCCCCGCGAGGCGGTCGCGCAGCGCGAGAGGTGCTCGCGCTTGCCGAGGACGAAGGGGAACTCGCCATGAGGATAGTCGATCAGCTCGTGTTTCGCGTACAGGGGTCGCCCGTCCCGGCCCGCCTTCACCTCGCTATGGAACGTGGTGCAGTAGACCGCAGGCACGTCGTCGTCGTCGACGGCGCGGAAGAAGGCGTGCAAGACCTCGATCTGGTCCTTCGGTATCGACGTGCGGTCGTAGAAGCCCACCTGACCCTGGGCCAGGGTGGCCGACGTGCCACCAAACCACGAAGGTGTGGTCGACATCGTGCCTTTGAACTTCACCGCCTCCTCGACCCACTCGAGGTCGTAGTCGTCGCTTACTATGCGGGCACGTAAGCGAGACTCACTCATAAATTCCCTGCGGAAGACAATACGCCCGTCTTGAATGTCCCCTGTGTCGAAGGGCAGGAGCACCTCGACCCACGGCTTGAGGGCGTAGACCGCGGGCTCGTTTCGACACAGATAGGGTACAGGCACGTTGGCTTCCTCACCCCTGCGAAGCTGACGCAGGGCACGCTTGAGCAGGGTCTCCTTGAGCGGCTTCACCTCGATGTCGAGGGCACCCTCCAGCTGCTTCTTCGAGTAGGTGTCGTAGATGAGCCCCAGGACTACGAGCGCCACCTCTTCCTGCTCCTCATCCATCACGAGCGGGACAAGGTTAGCGAGCCCCGGTTGCTGGGGGAACATGGGGGCGATCTCCTTTGCCACCATGTCGAGCTGGGGAAGCCCGACCTTCTGCCGCCTGAGCGTCAGCTCCTGGACCCAGCAAGGATTGAGGACCGTCCAGCCGTACTGCTGGATATACTGCACGCTCAGCTCAACTTCGTCCGTGAGGCGGTCGAACAGGAGATTGTTTGTGTAGTAGTCCAGAAGGGCGACCGCGTACGCCGCTTCCTGGTCATTCGCCGCCTTCCCGCCCGTGAGGGCGCGCTCGTAGGCCGCCGAGCACAGGGCAACCATCTCGTTGATGATGTCGTCGACGATCATCGGGCGCGTGTCGCACGCACCCTCCCATGGGAAGGCTTCCTTCCCGGCCACGCCGGGTTGTGCCGAGTGCTTCTTCCCATCCGTCCTCTGCCCGGGCCATGTGCAGAACCTGACCGCGTCCGCGTCATTGATCCGATTCCACAGGCCCACCGGGGGGCCAATCTCGACATAGTCCGCCATTAGCCGGTCGAGTTGCTCCTTCGTGAGGCGGTCGGTCGCCTTTAGCAGGGGATCTTCGTCGCTCATACTCTTCCTTCATATACGCGCGGAGGCGCGATTGCACGTACCGATGGTACTTCATACCCGGCAAGACGACCGCAAGGTCGGGGCGAGCCCGACGCAGGCGCCTCAAGGTCTTCGGGCAGCGGATGCCCAGGACGCGCATGGCGTCTCCGGGCGTGAGAAGCTCGCCCAGTTGCACTAGTAGGAACCTCCCCCGAAGGTGCCCAGCGTGCCCTTCGCATAATGCTCCAGGCCGCTCGTGAACATGTCCCGCAGGCAGTCGATGGGATCCTTGCACGCTCCACGTTGCTTGTCCTTGCCGGTGAAATTCTCCAGAGCCCAGATGAGCTGCTTGCACCTGTTCGACACGAACAGGGCCGGGTAGTTCTTCATGGGGTCAATCGGCCTGTCCATGTCGACGAAGAGAGCCTGGTCGATCATGGCGATGCCGTCCTCCTCGATTGCCGCCCCGCCTGCGAGGTCGAAGTCGAGGGCGGGCGCCAGCTGGTCGCCTGTCTTGGGGTCCAGCTGCTCATCGTTCAGCTCCTGCCACAGGCACGTTGAGGGGCCACTCAACTCGGTCTTCGGCGCCGGTGCCGCCCTGCGGTCGACTGTCCTGCGCTCGACGTCCACGATGCCTGCCGCTTTCTCGCGCATGAGAATCTCCTGCTTGTACTGTGTGATCCCGTAGCCGCAAGGCTCTTGCGCCGGACCCGCATCGCCATCCCACCCGGCCCCACTGTCTTCAGTGGGGTTTCGCTCGGTCGTGACCGCCCACTCACCGTACTGCTCCTCCGGTGGCCACTCGTCGATGACCCACTTGCGACCCTCCGGGTCCACGAGAACCCAGAGGAGAAACCAGTTCCTCGCGGCATGCGGATCGACGTGCATGTAAACGGTCCCCTCGCGAGGCACCGCCTCGGGCGCCACGATGTTCCACGCGCCGAAGGACGCGAACCGGCGCCCACGGGTGTCCTTCGTGTAGCCACAGAGGCCACGCTCAGCCATGTACCACGGCTTGCCTCGAAGGTTGTCGCGCACGCGCTCGTAGCCGCCGAGGGGATTCTCGCGAGAGTGAAAGTACACTATGCGAATATCCGGCTTCGCCCCTTCAGCCAGGAGGGGCATGTGCCCCTTCGGGAGGTTCGGGAGGTTCTGCCTGTCGGCCAGGAACGGCTCGATGGCTGAGTCGAGCACCTTGCCCTTCCCCACGACCTCCTTGAGGGCCTGCGTCATCCCGTTCAGGGGTGTAAAGGTCCAGAGACCGACCGCGTCGTAGGTTGCGCTCCTGACTCGTAGCAACTTGAGCCAGTCGAGCGGGAGGCTCTCATCCGCGTACCAGCCAATAACGCCCGGCTGGTCGGGGCAGCCGATCTGAATACCCTCGTAGTCGCTCGCGGCCTGCGTGTAGACGAGGAAGACGCCCTCGCTCCCATTCGGGAGCACGAACTTGGGCGCCGAGTTGGTCCCCGCCGAGAAGCCGACGCCCTTCTGGTAGTGGATGTACGACTCCTTCTTGCGCCCCGGCTTGTCGTTCAGAGCGCGCAGCGCGGGCGGCATGTAGCGCCAGCAGTACTCCTGCTGGATCTGCCTGCTCGTCTCAAGCTTCTGCGCCAGGAAGATCATGCGCGTGTTCGGAAACCTCACCAGCGACTGCATGCACCTTTTAACCGCGTACTCGCTCTTCGAGGCCCGGTTGCCGCCCAGAGGCACGATGAGCCTGTAGGGCGTCAGTGGTTCAATGTAGCCCTTGCGGGGATCTTTCTCCCACGGTAGGAGGGGCAGGCAATCGTCCGCCCTGAGCCAACAGGCCCACTCGAAACCCTTGTCGAAGGGGTTCTCCTTCGCCTCGCGGATGATCTTCTCGCGCGCTGCGAACAGCTCGCCTATGTGACGCATGCCCACCTCGCCGTGCTTGCCTATGATGCCCGCGAGAACCGCGTCCGAGGGCCATGGAGGATACGCGCTGCGCGAGGGCCTGAGTTCCTGAAGCCGCTCGGCGAGCTTTGTGAGGGTCGCGCTCACGCTCACCACCGTCCCGGCCATCGGGGGCACCGGCCCACAAGGTGCCACCCCCGGGGCTCGCCCGTGTACCGCGCCTCAAGGGTCATGAGCGTGCCGTCCCTTTGAACCTTCGTGAAGTTCCTTGAGTCCGGCACCCTGACGTTGACCACCTCGCCCGAGGCCCGCAGACCCTTCACAACCTGCCTGTTCGGGAAGTGTGCAATCCACCCCTGAGGCCACCAGCGTGGCGTGCTCGCCACCGTCAGCCGCTCCGTGACCTCCGGCAGCCACTGCGGTGGCGGCAGCACTGGCGGGGGCATCTCTCGAACACCCGCCAGTGCCTCGCGTACCCCTGCGGGCGTTAGTTCGCCACGCAAGTGGGCCGCGAGAACCTCCCCCACTTCTGTCCGATAGACGACACGCGACGAGCCGTCAACCGGCTCGTGCCACCAGTCGCGTCCTTCGGACATGAAGAGATCCCGGTACGTCCTCAGTTGCCGCGTCTGGATGCCTATCCTTTCGCGCATCTGCTCCTGCGTCAGGCCACCCGCTATTGCGGGGGTCGGGGTCATCCGACCACCTCCGCCTCCACTTCAATCGACCCCTGGGCGAGCGCCTTCAACTTCGCGATCACCGACACGATGTCCTCACGGTCGCGCTTCACTTCGATGATCCCCGTGGCCTGCCCTTCGAGGAGCTGCATCTTGTCGAACAAGATCCCAATATCCTTCGTCGAGAGCTTCTGAACCCCCTTGCCTTTCACCAGGAGAGCATCCTCAACCATGCTCTTGAGCACCCCGGCCATGCGCTCCCGCGCCTTGGGGAGCTTGCCTGCCCTCTCGGCCCTCTGAACTTCGCGCTCGACCACCGCCTTCTCGATCCGAAGCTTCCGGGCAATCTGGCCCCTGTTAAACCCGATCACAAAGAGCTTGAGGATATGCGCCCTCCGGGCCTCGGACACTTCCTTCGGCTGGTACTCCTGAGCCGCCTCAAGCGGCCCCTGGGCCTCCGCCACCACAAGTCCCCTGGGTTCGCCGCTCACCTGACGGCCCTCACCTTCTTGAGCAGCACATGCATCACTTCCTCATTCAAGCCCTCCAGGCTCCCGGCCTCGTACTGCTCCCCGCCGACCGAGAGCCACCACCGGCCTCCTGGCCGCGTCTCGAAGGCAAACACGATCCCCTGCTCGTCCGCCCACCTCGCCAGGACCATGACCGGCTCGTCCTGCTTCAAGTAGCTCCTGAGCCCCTTCT